TCTCGTCGAGGCCCCAGGTGCGCAGGAGGGCTACTTCGGCGTCCGACAGCTTCTTGGCGTTCGCCATGTCCAGCAGCCGCAGCAGCGTGGCGCGACCGGCAATGCGTTGGAGCATCGTGTTGATCGGGGCCATGCCGGATGCGACCGAGGTGACGTGCGTCGCCATGTTCATCGCGTTGTCGATCTTCTCGCCGTGCTTGACGTTGAACGTCTGCGGCACGAGCGCGTCCTCGTCCAGGCGCTGGAACGGTGGGGGGTGCAGCCAGTCGGTGCCGGGTGCGAACAGTCGCTCCATCACGCGCGCCTCCTGCGAGGACAGCTTGCCGTCAGCACCGCGCTTTAGGAAGGACTTCACGGCAAACCCAGACCGGACAAAGTTGCGGACGCCGCCATGAGCTACAGCCGGGCCTAGCTCTGCAAAGAGCGAGAATCCCACCTGGTTCATTACGCGGGCGAAGTTGTAGTTGCGCAGGAACCTGGCATATCTAGCTCCACTGCTGGCAGGGTCAAGCTCCGTGCTGCGGCCGAAGGTGGACTTGATGCCGATGTCGATGATTCGCTCGATGCCCTTCACGTCGTCCCCGGACTTGCGGGCATCCACGGTGAGCTTCGACACGAAGCGGTCCAGCTGTGCGCGGTTCTTGATGCCAGCCTTCGACGACAGCGCCGACCAGCCAGTGATCTCACGCATGTAGCGGGCCATCACCGAGTCCACGTCGTTGTCGAACAGGTCCGCCATCGAGACCTGCACGTCCTCGCCAGCCTCGTTGCGGATGGTGGTGGAGTAGGTCTCGTCGAGGTCGATGCGCTTCTTGGCGCGGTCGAGCTTGCCCGACTCGTAGGTCTTGCGCTCCAGCTTGGACAGCAGCTCTTGCGACCGCACGGGCCAGACGCCCGCCTCGGTCAGCATGTTGCCGATCTCCTCGACCGAATCGCTGTCCAGCGGGCGGACCAGCAGGTCCATGCCGTCGCCCTCGAAGTTCGCTTGGGCGCGCTTGAGATAGGAGCGTGCAACCGCACCGAGCAGCTCGTCGTCGATCTCGCCACCTTGGTCGGCAGCGGCGTCCCAGGCACGTCGCATGGCAGGCTTGATGAGCTGCTCGATCACGTCGTCCTGGTGAAGCTGCATTTCGCCGAACAGGCGCTTGAAGCCCTTGCCGCTCCAATAGCGCGGTAGGTAGTTGCCGTTCTGCGCCAGCTCCGCAAAGCCTTCAAGACCACTCTCCTTCGCCAGTCGCAGCGCGTCTTGCATAGCCTTGGCAACGGCCGCTGCGGCGGTCCTCGCTTCATAAGACACGTCCGGCGCGCCGCGCACGGCACGGCCGACCTCCTCGTTGAACTTGGCGCGCTCGGAGAAGTTCCACCAATGCGTGCCCGTCCGTTGCTTGTAGGCGCCCCACGCGGCGTTCACTCCGCTCCGCCATTCCGTCTCCATGACGGCCAGGTGGCGCTTGGCGAACTCGCTGGTGGACTCCGGGACCGCGACGGAGCGATCGGTGTACCCGACACCATCGCGGAACAGCAGACGGCCCGCCTCGCGCACCAGCGGCGACTTGGCGCTACCCATGCGGGCGGCAAGGTCGCGGCGGATGGCGGCGAAGTGGGGCGTGATGTGCGCGTTGACCAGCGCCTTGTCGGTGAACTCCTGCTCGAATGCGCTCTCGTTTCGCAGCGGGAGGACGCCGGGCGTGGGGTCGTTGGCGACGGTGCCAGCCACGCGGGCGGCGGACAGCGAGTCGTCACCAGCCAGCCGCTTCACCACGTCAGGGTTTACCTCGCCGTCGTAGAACGCGCCTCGACGAGCGCCCAGGGCACCAGCGAAGGCGAAGGACAGCGCGGCGCTCTGCACGCCATCCGCGAGCGTCTGCTCGGGGTCGTAGGTGGAGGTTGCGGCCGACATCAGCGCGGAGGTGCCCGCAGCCTGTAGACCGGAGCGCACCGCGTTGGCGAGGCGTCCGGCCTTGGCTGCGTACCCCAGGCCGCCCGTGGCGAGATCGAGGCCGGTTGCCACCGGGTCGGTGAAGCCGAGGGCGATCTGTCCGCCCAGGCCGAACTGCGCCAGGTCGTCGTCCGCCATCTGATTCATAAAGGCCACGGATTCCAGATAGGAGAGGTGCTCGTCGGACGTGGCCCGGCCGAACAGCTCCCACTGCTCCGGGCGCAGGCCCATCGACTCCCAGCGCTTGCGCGCGTCTGCGGGAATGCGATAGCCCTGCTGCGGCTCGTAGCCCAGCTCGGTGATGAAGCGGTCGATGAAGCCGATGCCGCCCTTTGCCTGGGCAGCGCCCCATCCGTCCCACACGGTCGTCTGATCCTTCCGGCGCTGCGCGGCCTCTCGCTGCTCCTTGCGCTCGCGCACGGCTTGCACGATGGGCTGCTGGGTTGCGGGCCTGACGGTGTTCTCGTCGGCACCTGGGAGGTTCTCAAACAAGTTCAGCTCCTTCAAAAAAGATTCGAGCACGGCAAAGCCGCCGAGACCTGCCGGTCGCGGCGCATTGACGTAAAGGGGTTGAGAGGGGCGACTATCGCTGCTCGACGTGTGGCAGCAGCGACAGGGTCGTGAGGGACACGCTCAGAGAGACGGCACGCAACTGCGGGCGTGCATGGGTGTAGGCCGTAGAAGCCGCATGGAGCGCGCTAGTTGCGCCAGAAGCCTCGTACAAGGGGGTGTCCGGTACAACCCTAGCGGCGGGGATGCGGTCGGGCTTCCATCGCGTTCTGGCGGCTTTTGGATTCACCGCCGCAGTGGCACCAAAGGAGGACAGACGAACACCCCAGGAGTGCATAGGAGGACTGTAGTTCTACTTGGTGGTGAATACCAATGAATAGAACTCTACAGTCCCACTACAGTAATACTTAGGTCTTAACTATGATACCACGCGTGTCAAGAGACTAAGGGACGGTCCATGCTGGTCGAAATCCTCCAGGTCATCCAGCTACTTACTGCGGCTGCAACCTTCCTGCTACTGCTCTACGGGATTGACTCCTGGCGTCGGGAACATCTTGGTCGTCGGCGGATGGATATGGCCGAGGAAGCGCTCGCGCTGTTCTACGAGGCAAAAGACCACATTGAAAGCATCCGATTTTCCGGCAGCCTTGGGTATGAGTACGAAGGAGTGACCCAAGCGGAGGGCGAGAGCGACGACAGTTTCGCCGCGAGAAAGCAGGCGTACATTGTCTACACACGCTATGAGAGTCGAAAGGAGACCTTCGTAAAGCTGTACGCGATGCGCGACAGGTTTATGGCGGCGTTCGGCCCGGAGAGCGGCAAGCCCTTTGATGAGATGTCCCGCATCTCCAACGAGATCAAGTCCGCCGCTTGGTCCTTAGCTCGTATGTGGTCGCAAAAGACCTTCGTCAACGAGCAGGCGTACAGGCAGCACGAGGCCATTCGGCTACGTCACGAAGCGGTCTTTTGGGATAGTCAAGACGAGGACGACCCGATCAATCCGCAGGTGAAACAGGTCATCGCTGACATCGAGGGCATCTGTCGGCCTATCATTGAGTCGCAAAGCACGCTCTACGGCTTGCTTAACTGGCGCGCGTTCGGGCGCAAATAGGGTCGCCATCAAGATTGAGAGATGGCGGCCTTGCTTGGGAGCGCTCGGTATCCTGTCGGGCATTGGCGAGGTGCAGTGCTAATGCCTCAGCAGCAGTGCGTTTATCCGCCCATGGTGCGACCAGTTGGAGATTCTCCGGCAGCAGGTTGAGGGAATTGCCATCCACATAGCACACGCGGTAGCCGCTCGGTCGGCCCAGCAGAAGGCGTGCCAGCGGGGTGTGTGAACCGCTCCCGGGGATGGTCGCTACGACGTAGCGGTGTCCCTGGCCGTCGCTGCTCATGTAGACGCTTCCGGTAAGGCCGTAGCGGCGCTTGGCGTTGTCCCATACGACCGCCTCGGTGACTGTTGGAGTGTCGCTGCCGTGGACCTGCAACTGGACCAGGTGGCGGCCGTCATGATCCGTGAAGTAGTACGGGGGTGGTGTCTGCTTCTTCATAGTCTGCTTCTTCTGTCCCTGACGAAAGCGCACGGCAAAGCCGCCGAGGCCCGAAGGCCCAGCACTCGCAGGGTCAATTGGTGGTGGTGAGGAGGTCGGAGAGGGCGGGGCTGAGCGTATTGTGGGGATCAGCGTCGCTCGCCGTTCTCCCGATGATGACTACTAAATCCAGGGCCGCCTATGGAGGGCTGGGGCGGACCGTTGCGGTCCGTACCCCGATGATGACCATTAAACCCGTGACTCAGTCACGTACTGCGCCGTACAGGGCAACCACCTAAGGGGGAATGCCACAGCCGGAGGCGATGCGAGTTAGCGGCGTGGCATTGGGTAGTGGATCAGCTTCACCTTAGCGACCGGTGGCGTTGTGTATTTCACCGAAGCACCGTCCCCGGTATAGCTCACTCGGGCTCCTATGACCTTAAATCGGCCGGACGGCCATTCCGTGAGGAGACTACCGGTCAATCCAGAATCCAGCCGAGTCTCCGAGCTGTCGGTGTCAATGAGGCGATACTCGTAAAATGACTCGCCGAAGCTGTAGGCGGGTAGCCGGGCCGAAGCACTCACAGCCTTCTGAAAGTTGGGGCACGAAGTGTCTGCCTTTGGGGACACTGTGCGCGACAGGCATGAGAGAAAATGGGTCAACGCCTTGTCCGTCTCGACAATCATGTGTATCGCAATCCAAGCCAGGCTGGGCAAGGAATAGACCGGCTGGACGGCATGCACAACGGGATGTGGACCTATTGCTCCATCTTCGGTAATCCCCTCCAGAAAGAAACCATGAAGTGAGATTGGGTGGTAGGGAAATGAGATTTCGGCAGTGTAGAGACGAGCGCGCGCGTGCTCGTGCTTGGCCTTGTTCGCCATGAGGTTTAGCAAGTTGGCTGACCCCTTAATCGTGCTCCGGAAAAACTTGGCCCGCTCATCCCGCGCAGCCTCTTCCTTGGTAGCAAAGTAGTTGCTGACGATTGTCTTTAGGTCGTCGTCATATTCCGCAGCTGCGTAGGTCAATGCTTCCAATGCGTCTGAGGTGGCAGCCCAGGTATCGTTGCCAGAGCCAGGCTTAGAGAGCCCCTCGTAGTCAAGCCTTAGCATTGCTTCAACCATTGTGGCGTAGCGACTGATGCGCTCACAGAGGCGTGAAGTCGCATGATTGTAGAGACCGCGCGGGTGTCGCCCACCCCGGCTAGCGTGATGGCTAAGGGAGTCCGCGGTCGCGTCGATAGCCGCGCCGGAACTCAGCGCGCAAAGAGCGGTCGGTGAGAGACTAATGCGCAAGAGAGTGCTCGCTGTTCGATTTGCATATATTCAAGCAGATGAAGGGCTGCTGGTGCGGTTCCCCTTCTCATTTGCGGGGCGCAGGACGGTCTTGCAGTGCGTGTACCTACGGAGCGGAGGGCCGTTGTGCAGGTCCGTGGACGAGGAAGTCGCGCCAGAGGTCGAGATACCGTTGTGGTAGAAGGCCACCGAGTTGTCCCGCAGGCCGACCACGAGGATCGTGTACTTGCCTTCGGTCAGCTCGTCGAATCCCTCAGACAGCTCGCGCAAGGCTCGCTGGATGTGGGAAGTTGTGCCCGCGCCGAACAACACCAAGTCGCGGCCCGTCTCAGGCTACCGCACCCCGTCCGACGAAAACCGTCGGGGGGGTGTGGGGAGGGTTGCCCTGCGTTGTTTGCCCAGAGTGGCTACCGATCCTCTCGGCTAAGACGCTAGTCGCGCCCGTCGGGCGCTTCCCGGCTGCCGCCTTGCTTCCTGCCTGCATTGATAAAAAACGCCGCCAGTGCCCCTAGGCCCCATAGGGCCGACAGCGGCAGCGCCCAACTATGCCCGCGACCGTATGCCCACAGCCCGAGAAGCGGGTTGATGGGGGTCACTCCTGCCACGAGAAAGGCAACTAGTAGATTTGCCCTCATGGCTCATGCCGCCAGCAGATTCGCCGTAGGGTACCAACCATGCGCGCAGTGGCGGTTTCCATGTGTCTCCTTACAGGCCGGACTTGGTGACCATAGCCGTCGCCCACACCAGCGCAAAGGCCACCGCGATGGGATACCAGCGGGTGCGCACCATCAGTTGCTCGTGGAAGTGAAGGATTCGACGAAAAGGCTTCGGGGGCGGCATGGGTATCCCTGGCTGCTTCACTCGTTGGCAATTCGTCCCGCTTACGCAGTTGATCCCGCAAGTGGGATTAAGTTCTTTCGTGTCAGTAAGTTAAGTCTAGCGGAGGGGGTTGCTACAAGCCATCCCTGTGGTGCCATCCTCCCATCGGGGGCCAGCGAAAAAGACAGATAGAGCCGCCCGTAGACATAAACGTTAGGAGCCGACATCGTGGATATTCTGTATAGCGTGGACTTTCGCCTTCCTTTTACTCCTTGGACTTTGGCGCTCCTCCCGCCTGGGCCGGGGGAGGGTGGCTTCTGGATAGCCAGGCGGTCCGACCGCTGCACAGTTGTCGGCCTTGGTCGTGTACTGCTCTACATCGAACGTCGCGGCAGGACGCCGCTTCTGCGCTACTGCGGGTAGTGGTTCACCGGGGCCGGACAGCTCGGGGTTCGCCACTGGCTGTCTGGGCTGTCGGTTCTGCTACAGCTTCGCGCGTTGGCGGTCCGCCGCGACTGCCGACGCCGTCCGCCAACCGGCTTGGCCGGCCATTGGTGCGGATAGGTCACGCAGCGCGGCCCTCGGGATAGGGCTTCTAAGCGGCCTTCGGCTTGAACGGGACGACTACATTTCCCGTGTCAGCGCGCAGGGCGTCCAGATAGTCCGCCCACGCCTGCATCATCTTTCGGCGCTCGGGAAGGTGGCTTGTCCGATTGTAGGCGCGCCCATTCGGATCGCGGATGGCGTGGGCCAGCTGATGCTCGATCAAGTCCGGCCGCCACCCCAGCACTTCGTCCAACAGCGTGCGCGCAGTGGCACGGAAGCCGTGGGCCGTCATGGTTTCCTTGTCGAAACCCATGCGGCGCAGCGCGGCGGTGAGCGCGTTATCGCTCAACGGTCGCTTGGGCGAACGGCCACCGGGGAACACGTATTGGCGATGGCCCGTCAGCGGTTGCAGGTCGCGAAGGATCGCTACAGCCTGCGAGGACAGCGGAACGAGGTGCGGCTCGCGCATCTTCATCTTGTGCGCGGGGATGTTCCACTCGCCTGCATCCAAGTCGATCTCCGACCACTCGGCATGGCGTAGTTCGCCTGGACGGACGAAAACCAGCGGCGCTAGTCGAAGGGCGGCACGGGTGCTCGCATCGCCAGCATAGGCGTCGATGGCCCGTAGCAGTCCGCCGAGTTCGCGTGGATTAGTGATGGCGGCATGGTGCCGTTCCATAGGAGGTGCCAGGGCACCCCTCAGGTCGGCCACCGGATTCCGGTCGGCCCGTCCCGTGGCGACCGCGTACCGCATGACCTGGCCGCAGTTTTGCATGATCCGGTGAGCTGACTCGATGGCTCCGCGTTCTTCAATGCGGCGGGCTACGCGCAGAAAATCGGGGGCCGCCAATTCCGCAACCGGACGCCCGCCAATCCACGGGAATACGTCGTTGTCCATCCAGGCGACGACCTTGCAGCGGTAGGATTCCACCCATTTCTGCTTGCCCAACCATTCGCGGGTCACCACCTCGAAGCTGTTGGCGGCCTTTTCCACTCCGGCGACCTTGGCGGCCTTCCGGTGTTCGCCTGGGTCGATGCCTGATGCCAGGAGCCGACGAGCCTCAGCTTGGCGGCCGCGTGCGTCGGCCAAGGAGACTTCGGGGTAGGTGCCCAAGCTGAGCGTGTTGCGCTTCCCGGTCACGGGTCGGCGGTAGTCCCACCGCCACCAACGCGAACCATCCGGGTTGAGCTGTACGTACAAGCCGCCGCCGTCCCGGAGCTTGGTCGGCTTGGGGCCGGGCTTGGCCTTGCGGATGGCGGTATCGGTGAGAGGGGCGACGGTACGCGGCATGGCGGTAACTGATTTGGCGGTAGGCGTGTTACCGCCATTCTTACCGCCACCGGCAGCCGCATTTCAAGGGACCAACCTGGACCGCACGGGACACAAAAAAGGCCGGGAGCCTTGTGTTGCAAGGGATTCCCGGCCTTTCATGGTCCTTCTCGGACCTTCATATGGTGGAGGTGGGCGGAATTGAACCGCCGTCCGAAGGCACTCCATCCCCAGCACTACATGCTTAGCTCACCGTTGGATCTCGTCCCCGAACAGCACGGTGCGCAAAGCGCATCCGGGAACCAGCCTGTTGTGTTCTAGTGCCGGACTGACAGGCAGCCGTCCAGCGCGATTCCATGATAGTGACTCTACACCGCGAGCATGGACACAAGCGGTTTCGAGGCTTAGGCCTTAAGCGGCCAGAGCGTAGTTGTCGTCGTTGGCAACTAGAGTTTTGCAGCTGGATTTACGAGGAAAGCTACCCCCTCGGCATGCGCCAGGCGACTTCACAACCCCCGTCGAAACCAATGCACCCCCGGTTTCTTCAAGTATTGCAAGGCTTTTGGGGTCAATGCTGGCAAAAAGCTGGCACTAACCCCTGCCCAACGACGCGAATGTTACGGCAATCTTCCTGAACAGTCACGCGCGACCAGGGCTGGCGCCAGAACCGTTCAGTCCCCGCTGCCGTCCAGCAGCAGGCTGCCGGGCAGGGCGGCGGGGAGGGGGTTCCAGACCGTCGCGGCCTTGGCGCCGGCATCGGGGACCATCGAAGGGATCCACCGGCCGTACTTCTTGGCGGTGATCGTCCAGTCGCGGTGGCCCATCTGCCTCGCCACCCACATGACGTTCTCGCCGGCGCTGAGCGCTTGGGAAGCGAAGGTGTGGCGCATCTGATACGGGTACCGATACCGGACCCCGGCCTTGCGCAGCGCGCGCTGCCATTCGCCGGCGCGGATGCTCTGATCCGACCCCCACCGCGCATTCGTCCTGGGATTGTGGAAGACGAACTCGCCGGCGGTGGCGGTATGGGTACGCTGGGCCTTCGAGAAGCACACCGCGCTCGCCGTAGCGACCAGGATGGGCCCCGTCGCGATCGCACGGCTCTCCCTCGCTGCCTACCGTCAGGTGGCCAAGGACGTGCGTGCAATGCGGCCGCGGCCTCTGGATCTCGGCAAGCCCGCCGATCGCTGGCGCCTTCGCCTGGTGATCTATGACGCGGCGCACGAGCTGGTGTGGCCGGAGCGGCGCCAGCCGTTCGCCGGCCTGGCCAAGTCCGCCAAGATGCGCAAGGGCAACTACATCAAGGCTCACAAGTGTGCCAGCGCTGTCCTGCAGGAAGCGCCGCATGGCGGCGCGGGTTCCGGCACGCGATGTGGTGAACAAGAAAGACTGGTCAATCAGTGTTTAAGGGACAGATGAGGTGCGACGATCTTGGGAAGCACCAATGCAGCTCGAGATGCTGGACCCATGGCATCCAGGTGTTCTTGGACGAGCTTTGACTCATCGGATCCCGCAGTCCGGCTCCAAGCGGCATCCTTCGCTTCCAGGGTTTGAAAGGGATTGCCCACCTCTATCCTTAGCCTTTCTGCCGTCTTTTCTCCAAACAGCCATCGCGCTTCGGCCAGCAGGCGACGCATCTGGACAACGGCATCTCTATCGCCCTCCACGATTCGCTGCAAGGACTGACCAAGGTCGACGTATAGCCTGTAGCCCCTATCGAACAGATCCGCCTTGAGCTTGTTTCTTGCCGTCAGCCACTGACGTAGCGCGATGATTCCCACCGCAGCAGCGACGAGTATTTGCCCGATCGCAGTGAAGAGCTTGATCTGAAGATCGGTCATGCCCAGCACGGTCTCAACCATTGCGACACCCTCCCTGTATTGGCCGGGATTATTATATTTGTTAAGGTTTGTTAGGGGCTGATCGGCAGTCCCATCGCCGCGGCTACAGGGGGAATCGTTGAGCGAGAAGGACAAGTGGTACGACTTCGGTGAGGCCCTGGCCATCACGGCCGGCCTGATGACGGCATCCGGCGCCATGTTCGCGGCACCGTCTCGATTGTTCCCGGTTCCGGGGCTCCAGTACGTGGTGGCAATTGCCGTTGCTGTGCTGGCAATGCGGATCTGCATCGGCGCAGGCTGGCGCCTTGGCGGCACCTTCAACCATCCGCGTACGACCGCAGCCGTCGCCATCGGGACTTCGGTGATTTATTCCACGATGATCGGAAGTCTCGTTGTGGCACTGATTGAACGTGGCCACGGCGCGTAAAAACGTTCACATACGTTCACATAGATGACCTCACTTGTTTCCTCATGAGGAACATTTCTTCCTCATGAGGAACCTCAGTTGCCTCGGGAACCGAAAGTAGGTTTGAATTCCTACAGTGGGCGTTCTTATGGGCGCCTCAATTCAAAGGCCGTTGATTGACCAGGATGTGGGAGTCCGCTGGTCGATCAGCGGCCTTCTTGTTTGCGGGGTAGAGCAGTCCGGCAGCTCGCGTGGCTCATAACCTCGAGGTCGGTGGTTCGAATCCACCTCCCGCTACCAAATGGCCGGTAGTCATTGCCACCACTCAAGCCAGCACATAGGCCGTCGTGAGACGCGCCGCTGGTGTCCGCGCGACCTTGCAAACGCGGTAGTGGTGGGCCATGCCGGCCTCCTTTGATTGGGGGAACCTCGGTGAGCATCAAAGAGCAGATCACAACGGACCTGGCGGTCGCAGGTTCGAAGATCGGAGCGGTTGTGAGTGTCACCGCCGCGACGTACTCGCCGGGCTACACTCTCAGCGACTGGGCCCTGATTGGCACGATCGTCTTCACCACCGTCCAGACGTTCACCGTCATGGTGAAGAACTGGGGTGACTGGTCAGCCTGGTGGACCGCGCGCATGGGCACCGCCAAGCGATTCTGGGCGTGGATCCGCCGCCGTGGCTGACACCCAGCTCAGCACCAAGCAGCGTGTCGGCTTCGCTGCCGCACCGCTGGCGCTGATCGCCGCGCTGGTCGCCGCCCTGGGCACGAATGATTCGGCCCACGAAGGGCGCCGCTACACCCCGTACTACGACTCGGCCGGCATCCTGGGGCTGCCGATGATGGGCATAATCATGGGGGCGCTCAATGGTATCCAGGCCACCTTCGGGGATGACGACGAACCGTGGGATGCAGAGACCGAGCTGCGGGCTTTCCTCACCGGCATGCTGGGGCAGGGCGGCGCGGATCTACTGCTGCACGGGCCGGCCGACAAGCTGACCGGCGCAAACATTTCCGGCCGAGTTGGACTGGACAGCCTGTGGATCCGCGACGCCGATCGCGAGCTCGACGGCCGCGGCATGTTCAACAACCTGCTCGAGCAGGCCGCGGGGCCGATGGGCGGCGTGTTGAAGAACGTGCTGATTGGAAAGCAGCAGGTCGACGAGGGCCACATCATGCGTGGCATCGAGACCATGCTGCCGAAGGGCCTCAAGGACATGATCAAGGCGGGCCGCTACGCCACCCAGGGCGTGAACACCCTGCGCGGCGATCCCGTCGTTGCTGATCTGTCGCCTTGGGAGATCCTGCTGCAGGCCAACGGCTTCGCACCGGAAAAGGTGTCCAGGCAGTACGAAACGACCCGCGCGCTGAAGAACTATGAGCAGCACATCCTCGATCGTCGCAAGTCCCTGGTGAATGCCTTCGCCATGGCGCTACGCAACGGCGAGGCCGGAGATCGCGCGTCCGTGCTAGCCAAGATCCGCGGCTTCAACAAGGTCAATCCGGAACTGGCGATCACCTCGAGCGGTCTGCAGCAGTCCATCAAGAACCGGGCACGCTACAGCGCCAGGGCCGAGGCCGGGATCATCCTCAATCCGAAATTATCCGCTCGCCTGAACAAAGCCGTCACGGAGTAGCCGCTGCAACTTTCTGCCCCGATCGGATCTGCTTGGATGAAAGCAGTGTGAAGACGCCGGCGATGGTGCCGGCGCTACCGATACAGGGGTCAGTAACCGATGGACAAGAAGGACTTACAGGTTGTGGCCATTGGAGAGGGAAAGCAGGAGAACGACCAGCCCAGGGACAGTGGTGCTGGTCTTCTTTCCCCTGCAACAGGCTTGGACGTGAGTCCCAAGGCATCCAGGGGGCGGCACTCCCGCCGCCAGACGCTGGAGAAGGGCATGGAAGATGGGCGCCATAGGGCTCAGGTGGTCTCGATGGAGGCCTTCAAGGCAGGCCGGGCAGGGCAGGTCCCCGCGGAGGTACTGGAGATGTATGACGAGCTGACCCGCGACCAGCACGCGCTGGTACGGACCTCGAGCGTGCTTCTTGCAGCTCTGCGGAGGCGATTGGGCCTGCCGGATCTTTAGTCGATTTCAGAAGATCACGGGCCGATGCGTCACATCGGCCCGTGTCCCCAAGAACATTAGATGTCAGTTACGATCTTCTTGAAGACTGCAGTATTGTCCGCGTCTACAGCACGCAGAATGAAATCGGGTCGATACTTGAAGGTGGCCTTTACCCGTACGAATAGTCGGCCCTTGCCACTTTTCTGAAGATAGATGCAGGCTGCCGATCCATCTGGTTTTATAGTTGCTTTGCGCTTGTTAGGCGCGTTGTTCTCTTGCA